TATCCATCTTTATTTCTATTGATTTTTGCTAAACTTCTAATTTCATCATAGTTTAATGATGTATTTTCTGGATGAACTTGTGCAATAAAATCTCTCTTTATTTCTTCATTTATTTTTTTGAAACAATCTTCATCATCGTCATCTTCATTATCTTCATTATCTTCATTATCTTCATTATCTTCGTCAATGTCATTATCTATAGCATCATAGCCTCCTTGCATCATATTCATATTTTGATATTTATCATCATTATCATCATTATCATCATTATCATTATCATCATTATCATTATCATCATTATCATCATCATCAGTTATTTCATCATCATCATCATCATTATCATCATCATTATCATCATTATCATTATCATTATCATCATCAGTTATTTCATCATCATCGGCATCAATTATTTCATCATTATCATTATTAATATTTTCAATATCTCTTACTTTATTTTCGTCTTCATTATCTTCATTATAAGTAATCTTATTTTCATTATCACATAATTCCGGGTTATTATTTTCATATTCCATATTGTTCATTTATTAATAATAAATATATTTTTATATTTTTTCAATTTTTAATTATTCATTGTCCATACTTTGTCACATACAACACATAAATATATATAATTCATATTGATATCATCATAACGAAGATAAATAATTTCTGTTTTATGATCTTCATTATCTAAATTACTAGGACATTCAGCATTGGGACATTTTAAATTATTAACTCGTGGAAGTGTAGGATCTAATTTAGTATAAGGATTAATCATTGTAGTAAATCCTTGTTCTGTTTGATTGAAATTAGTATTAAGAACACACATATTTTCTTCATCAACAATATCAGTTTCTTCACCACATTTACGGCAATAATAAATTAATTTGTTATCCTCTGTATCGGATAATTTAATATAGTACATATTATCACAAATATTGCAAAAATTCATTGTTATTATTAATTAATAATAAATTATTTTTATTTTTTATTTTCAATTTTTATTATGAATATTTAATGTCTAAATAAGTTTTGTAATAACTATATAACATTATTAACACTTTTTACACAACATCAATATTTTTTTAATTTATGGGGACTTGATAACTACCATAGATACTTATAATACTATCTAAAACTTTTTTATAATTAATCTTAATGTTATACATATGACTATAAGTTCTAACAGAGAGAACTTGATTATTAGAATCATGAGAGCATAATTCATTAATTCGTTTAATAATATCATCAAAATGTTCTAAAAAATATGTTTTCATAAATGGATAAAAATTAATAAAGAGAGAAGGTAAATATGTTTGATCTAACATACCAATTAATGCAACACTATAATTTTTATATCTTATAATGTCGTTATAATTTTTAAAATCATTATGTGACTTCTTAATACCAGGTTCATTTAATAAAGGTTCGTTATTAAGAATAGAAACAATTGTTAAAAGAATACTACGAATCGTTTGACAAGAAGTCCATTGTTCTCCTTTCCAAGTATTTAAAATGGAAAGACATACCTTACCATTAACATAGAGATTCGGGTTAAATCGTGTTTTTTCATCTGATGTATAGAAGATTACTACGGGAGGAACATATGGATATTGATCAGTAAATTCAAATTTAAAAAAATAAAATCCGTGTTCATAAACACTATCTTCAGGACCAATAATCATCGCATACCCTTTTAAAACATTTTCATCATCATGAGTATAGAATATTCCTTGGTCTGTTAATGGTGATTTTACAATATCACAAATATCTTTAATTAATCTTTTTTGTGACTTTGTTGTCATTATAATATAACTAGTATCACTATTTTTAAATAATTAATGAATATTATATAATATTATTTGTAAAAGGGAGAGAAAAATAAAAAAAGAGAGGAACAACACATCATCCAATATTCATTATCTAATACACAATATCTAATACATAATACATTATATGTTATACACAATATTTAATACACAATATCTAATACATAATACATAACACTCAATATATTAAAAATTTAAAAACTTATATTTATTAAAATTGAAATTAAATTGATATAAAATTCTAACTAAATATATATTCTAATAATGAATAATCATAAAAATTTAGATGAATTTTTAAAGATTCATTCTACAAAAGACAATACAAATATAACCCATACTCGTATTGGAAATAAAGAATTAAATATTTATGGTGGAAAATATCATATTCAAGATGAGAAGATTAATGAATTTTACAAACTTTATCATCAAAAAGTATTTACACAACGAAAACTGGAATTCTTAACGGAAACACCTGAAAAAGTCGGACCCATTTTAATTGATTTGGATTTTCGTTATGAAGCTAATATTGAAGATAAGCAGCATACATCAGAACATATAATTGATATTGTTCAGTTGTATATAGAACAAATTCAAAAATTAATTGAACTAAAAAAGAACGAACCGTTTAGTGTATTTGTATTAGAAAAACCAGGAGTAAATCTTCTTGATAATGTAACCAAAGATGGTATTCATATTGTTATTGGTATAAATGTAGATAATACTATTAAAAATATATTGAGAGAAAATGTTTTGAAAGAGATTAAGCATATATTAGAGGATCTTCCACTTATTAATACATATGAAGATGTGATTGATCGTGGTGTAAGTATAGGACAGACGAATTGGCAACTTTATGGTTCATGTAAACCAGGACATGATATTTATAAACTGACTATTCTTACAGAAATAGAAATAAATGATGAAGATGAATTAATATGGAATGATAAAGATACAGATACGATTAATCAGTTTGATATATTAAAACGAATAAGTTCTAAAAATAAGACAAATCCACTTTATGATATTAAACCTGAACATCAAGAATTGTATGATAGATATAAAGGAAAAGAGAGAGAAAGAGTGACATCTAAACCTAGAAAGAAGAAATTAGTTATTACAGAGGATATATCTGCAATTTATTCTAAAGACGATTTAAAAGATTTATGTGAAACAATCATTGATAATTTATCACATGATGAATATAATATTAAGGAAACACATCAATATACACTGTGTTTGAAAAAAGATTATTATGAACCTTATGATAATTGGATAAGAGTAGGATGGGCATTACACAATACATCTGAAAAATTATTCTTAACATGGATGTTATTTTCAAGTCAATCGGATAAGTTTTCAATATCAAATATAGAGACATTGAAGGAACAATGGGATGATATGAAGGTAGATTCAGAAGATTTCAAGACATATTCAGAACGTTCAATAATGTATTGGGCAAAACAAAATAATTTTGAAGAGTATACAAAAGTAAAGGAACAAACGGTTTCCTATTTTATGGAGAAATCGCTTATTGGAATAACAGAATTTGATATAGCAACAGTTGTTTATCAGTTATATAAAGATAGTTATAAGTGTATAAGTATAAAGAATAGGATATGGTATGAATTTCAGAATGGTAGTTGGTGTGATATTGACAGTGGTAGTACATTAAGATATAAAGTATCTAGATATGTCTCTCCGATGTATTCAAAACAAACAGAACGAATCATGGATGTATTATCAACTAAACCAGAAAGTGATCCGGACCATGCTATTTTAACAAAATATTCACAAAAATATGCAGAAGTAGGAGTATTATTAAAGAAAACGAATTATAAAAATAATATTATGAGAGAATGTTGTGAGTTGTTTTATGAACCCAATTTTATTGACAAATTAGATAAAAATCCATATTTATTAAATTTTAAAAATGGTGTTATTGACATACAAGATAAAGTATTTAGAAAAGCAATACCAGATGATTATTTATCATTATCAACACATATTAATTATGTGCCGCTTAATAATTCAAAGGAACAATTAAAAATACAGAATGAAATTAAAACATTCTTTAAACAATTATTTCCAATCAAAGAATTGCATAATTATATGTGGGATCATTTATCAAGTTCTTTATTAGGAACAAATCAAAATCAAACATTTAATATTTATACAGGTGTAGGTAGAAATGGTAAATCCAAATTAGTAGATTTAATGAAGATGGTTTTAGGAGATTATAAACAAGTTGTTCCGATTACGTTAGTAACAGGTAAGAGATCATCAATTGGGTCATTATCGCCGGAAGTAGCAAAGTTAAGAGGTATTCGTTATGCGGCTATGCAAGAACCAAGTAAAGGAGATGTATTAAATGATGGTATTATGAAGGAAATTACTGGAGGTGATCCTATTCAGGGTAGGCCACTTTATCATGATACAGTGACATTTGTACCTCAATTCTCACTTGTAACATCCACTAATAGTTTATTTGATATTAAGAGTAATGATGATGGTACATGGAGAAGAATCAGAGTATGTGAGTTTATGTCAAAATTTATTGAAGAACCTGATCCAAAAAACAAATTTCATTTTAAAGTAGATAAAAAGATAGATGAAAAGTTTCCAAAATGGAAAACAGTTTTTGCTTCAATGTTGATAGATAATTTATTTAAAACAAATGGAGAAGTAATAGATTGTGATATTGTTATGACAACAAGTAATGAATATAGAAAATCTCAGGATTATATGTGTCAATATATCGATGAGTGTATTGAGGAAAATAATAATGGAAAAATAAAGAAGACTGAGATTTGGGAAGAATTTAAGCGTTGGTTTTCAGTTAATGGTAATGGAACATTGCCTAAGCCAAAGGATTTATATGGAGCTTTAGATAAAAAATTAAAGAATGTGACAAAGCAAGGATGGAAAGGATATTCTATTATATATAATAGTGATGAAGATGAAGAAATAGAAGATGAATAGGCAATAGGCAATAGGCAATAGGCAATAAGTATTTTAATATTATTAATAAAAAATAAATAATATTAATTTTTTTAATTAGAATTTCTTTATTGAATTATTTCTAATATTTTATTACATTACGTTTCATTTCTTCTCTTACTTTTTTTAATATATCCTTTTTTACAATACCATAATTAATATAGAGTTTGGTTATTTGATACTCATATTCATCAGCATCAATAATGTTTTGTGCAAAATATTTATGTATATCTTTTTGAGTAACATTTGTATTATCATTGATATGTGGAATATTTGTTAATACTTTTATTGATTTATTTGGTTTATACCAGATAATATTATTCAATGTTGTAATATTAGATGTTGGTTTATTTTTATACGTACAATAACAAACATTTCGCAACTTCATAATTCTATTCATAATGAATATCTTATTTATAATAATATTTTTTATTTAATTTCTTTAATTAAATATACTATATAAGAAAGTTAAAAGCTCTATTATTTTTTGACTTATAATAGCAAGAATACTAAATATAGTAGGAAGAAATATGAGAGCAATAAATGTTCCCCAGGCATAAAGATTTTTATATTGTTTATGATAGATAAAGATAAAAACGGCAAATACAATAAGTAAAACAGTTTTAATTTGGTGAATAATATGGAAATAGGATTGATAATGTTCTATATTTTCATTTTGATAATAAGTTAATCGTTCATTCACGCGACTTTTAGAGTCAAGATTTTCAATTCTGTCAGCAACATGAATAATGTTATCATTATTATCTTCCATAAGATTATTAATATTGTCAACAGAGAGTTTTTGTGATTTTAATCTACGAATATTATCTTTAATTTCTCTTTTTTTATCATTAAATTTTCTTTCAAGATGTTTTGCTTTTTTTTCTACTTCCTTTTCTACATTATTTTCAAGAAAATTATTATACCATTGTGTTCCTTCTGTATATGTATAATAATTTCTCTCTGCTTCTACTAATTGTTCTTCTCCGTTAGTAATATTATTTTCAGCTTGAGTTAATTCTTTATAAAGTTCTTGTGTTTTTGTATTTTTGAATTTTTTTTGAATATCAGTAATATTAATAGATGCTAATTGTTTTAATTGATTCATTATTTCATTGGTATCCATAATATATATCTATTAGAAATAATTTATGAATTATAGGAAATAAGTTATATTTTTATATTCAATTATTAAGTGTATTAAATCCATTTTTTGTTAAATAGGTAAGTTGAACTTTAATACTAGGGTCATTGGGTAGATCTTTAGTGGATATATTAGAATAAGAAGCTTCTTCTCTTTTTTCTAATCCCTGATATTCTTTTCTTCTTGTACTTACTAAATTATCTCCTTCTGATTTAATACCACTAATTAATTTGTCTAAAGCCTTTTTATCATATTCATATATACTTTCAACACCGCCATCGCTTGAATCATAACCACTTCCTATACCTAAATCAATAAAATCATATTGATTATAATTTAAATTATTGCGTGATCGTAAGTCATATACTTCTTTAAATCCATAAGCTAAACCTATAATGAGAACAATACTAATTATTCCTGTAGCAATAGGTGAAGGCAATATACCTTGTTTTAATAATATACTGCAAATTGCAACGATAATAGAAATACCAAAAATAATACGCATTACCTTTTTATGAGCTTCATAACGGTCAAATTCATAATTACTTAATTGAATCATACGAATTTGATTACTTTTATTTGTTTTAATATCTTGGATATTTGCTTTCATTTGATTAAGTTGTTGTTCTACTATTTGAATCATAGCAATATGATTAGCTAATTCACCTTCGTTTTGTAATGATTTTTCAGTTAATTGATAATTTTCTTTTAGTTTTTTATAAAGATTAACACGTACTTCAGTAAGTTGATTAATCTGATTTAATATATCATTGATTTGTTGATTGTCTTTCGCTAAGGGATTATTAGATCTAATATTATTAGATGGAGTTGTAGAAGTATTATTTTCAAATCCTTCCAATGGTTTTTTACTTAAATCAACTGTAATAATATTACTTAAGTTTTTAAATAATTCTTGTTCAATACTTTGTAATTGTTTGATATCTGTTACAAGGTTTAAATTAGTTGAGAAATCAATACTTTCATCTATTTTTGGAAAAAGTCCCATAGGTGCTGGTTTGGATGGAGTAGGTTGTGGGGGTTCCACGATATAGATTCCCTCCGTAATAGATACGCCATTGGGTCCTGCATTAGACACACTTTGCCTTATGCGAACCAATGGAGGGTTTGGTGGTAG